GACGCTATGCCTAGCTGGCTAAAAACTACTTTAGAATTATTGCAAAGGTTTAGCCCATTAGGTCAAGCTAAAGAGGCTTTAGCAGCGTTAGAACTTTTAGGCAAAAAACAAAGAGAATTAGCCGAACGCGCTGCCCAGTCTGATAAAGGTAACATTATGAGAGGCGCCGTAATTGCAGATAAAGCGGCTAAAAAATTGCTTGAAGCTAACCAAAAAATTACAGGCGAAAAGAAAAAACAAACAGCCCTAGACAAATTAAAAGCTATTTTTGATATGGACTTAATTCAATTAACAGCTGCTAAACAGGGCAAGTTATCCGAGGAGGAACTAGCCCGGGTTAATGCTTTAATCGCTATTAAAACTACTGGTAAATCCGACGATATTAAAGCTCTAGACGAATTAGAAGCGCTGCAGAAAAAGTACGCAGACGCAGAAATAGCCAGGCAGGACGCAATTCTCGCAGCTCATAAGCGCAACGCCGCTGAGATTCTGGCCATGAGTAAAGAGAACGCTAAGCAATACGCCGACTTTGTAAAGACCTTTACCTACCCTGGCGGCTTATTCGCTGGTACGCCTTTAGGTAATACTGGCTCAAACGCTACAGACGCTAAGCAGGCTCCTTCAATGGCTGCAGCTTTACCAGGCTTTGACATAGGCAGCGGGGCGGCTATTTTCGGTAGTGATACAGCCGGAGGCGGTGGCGCTTTTATGCCAGGAGACCCAGGCTATAGCGGTACAGCTGGACAAACAGCCCCAGCGCCTAACGTTACTGTAAATCTACAGGGCGGCATAAATATCGGCTCCACTTACGAGTTCTATCAGTCTATCCAGGCAGCCGTACAGGCCGCCAATATCTCAGGAAATAGCCTCACCAGAGCCGGGCTTTAATGGCCGCTCCCACTTTAAAAGTTCTCGTTAATTTCAGTTCGGGCGCGAGTTTCGGTAACGCCCTTATATTGGGAACGGGTCAATTAGACGTAAATATTTTAGCCGATAGCGCTACTTTAATAGCCGACGTTACTAGTACGGTGCAGGCGGTTAATATAAATAGAGGCCGTAACGCTAACGCTGACCAATTTCAAGCCGGTACCTGCTCGGTCAGGATTGCAGATACGGACGGAAATTTTAACCCCGCTAACACAGCCTCGATTTATTACCCTAATGTAATCCCAAATCGTAAAGTAATTATAAGCGCGACGGATACGACAAGCGGTTTATCATATTACCTCTTTAGCGGCTATATCGTATCCTATGACTATGTCCAGGCTAATTTAGTAGGCGAAGTCTCTTACACTACTTTAAACTGTGTAGACGGCTTTAGAGTCCTTAATATGGCTAACGTATCTACTGTCGCGGGAGCGCCTGCTGGCCAACTTAGTGGCGCCCGCTGTAACGCTTTGTTGGACGCCGTAGGCTGGCCTAATTCAATGAGAGACATAGACGCTGGGCAACAGACTTTACTAGCTGACCCTGGCACTACAAGGCAAGCGCTCGCCGCCTTGCAAACCGTCGAATTGAGCGAGTACGGGGCTGTATATATGGACCCGGCGGGAAATTTTACGTTCCAGGACCGACAATTAACTAGCTCTAGCGTGTCAGGTACGCCGGTAGTTTTCGCGGACGATTTTACTGGGATTGAATATAGCTCCGCTAAATGGATTTTAAACGACGCCTTAATTTATAACGACGCGCAGATTACGCCTACAGGATTGGCCATGCAGTCAGCCAGCGATAGCGCTTCGATTGCTACCTACTTCCTTCACAGTTATAAGCAGAACGATTTACTTATGGATTCAACAACGGCAGCAAAAGACTACGCGCTGGCTTTTGTGGCCTCTCGTAAAGATACGACGATCAGAGTCGATTCAGTAACTCTAAAAGATTTAAATAGCGACGGGTATACCGCCGGTGTAGCCGCTGCTCTTAGTTTAGATTTCTTTGACCCTATTACGGTCAAGTCCACGCAGCCCGCGACTGTAGGTACTTCGACTCTTAATAAGACCCAGCAAGTATTCGGCGTCTCTCACGCTATAACTGTCTCTAGTTGGCGTACTACCTTTTTCACCCAGGAGCCTATCCTGGATAGTTTTATATTAAACAGCGCGTTATATGGAATTTTAGATACGTCGGTGTTATCATACTAAATAATACGAAGGGTAAATAATGGCGCTACAAACGTTTACTACAGGGCAGGTCTTAACAGCCGCGCAAGTTTCAGCGCTGCAAGCTAACGACTATAATCAAACAGTCAGCACTAAGACCGCTAACTATGTTTTAACCATAGCCGATTTAGGTTCGCGCGTATTTATGAACGCAGCCGGAGCTACTACCATTACGGTAAATACTGGTATTTTTGCAGCTGGCGATACTCTCTGGCTAGGTAACATCGGAGCCGGCGCCTGTGTAGTTACAGCTGGTACCGCGACAGTAAGTAAGTTTTCTACGGCAAGCCTTACCCTTTCCCAATACCAGGGCGCCTTTCTTTACTTTGTTTCTACTGGCGTAGCTATTCTTTACTCAGACGCCGCCGGTGCCTCTTTCCCAGTAACTACTAAGGGCGATTTATTTGGTTACGACACAGCTGCAGCGCGTATTCCAGTAGGAACAAATAACCAAGTTTTAACAGCCGACAGCGCACAGGCTTTAGGGGTTAAATGGGCTACCCCTTCAAGCGGTGGCGGTATGACTTTAATTAGCACGACAAGTTTTACAGGTACAGTTTTAACTTTAAGTTCAATAGCCGGAACTTACAAAGAATTAAGACTGTACATAAAAGGATTGTATGCGGCTAATACAAATACTTTAAATGTTACCTTTAACGGCGATCTTACCAACCCAGGCTACGCCTCTTTAACGGGCTCAGATGCTATGAACAGGGCTTTTAGCCTTAGCGGCTCGGGCAATAGTTCAATGAATACTTGGACTTATTTAAACACAAGCGCAAACTCAGATAGTTTTCTTGTTTTAACAATTCCAAATTACAGCAATACAACAACAATGAAATTTATGAACGCAACCGGCGCGGTAGAAACCTCATCAGGAAGTTACACCTTAGGAACTTGGACAGGTTTTTGGAATAACACTAGCGCAATAACCTCAATAGAATTTAGAGGAATTGGTACCTTTACCGCCGGATCTGTCGAACTATACGGAGTGAGTTAAAAATGACTAAACCAATGATAAAGATTCATAATGTAGAAACAGACGAAATTATCGAGCGTGAAATGAACGCTCAGGAATACGCTGAACATTTGCAACTTGTTCAAGAATATCAAGCACAAACAGCCGAAGCCGAAGCAAAATCAGCAGCTAGAGCCTCAGCACTTGCCAAACTTGCAGCACTAGGACTAACTGAGACCGAGATCGCGGCGCTGTAATGCCAGGGCTTAAAAGCTCTAACGGCTGGCCAGCGAGTAAAGACCCGGCAGAAATTGGCGTTAAGTCTTATCCGATACCTGGTACTGGTATTAAAATACGCGTGGCTGAAAAAGTGGCGCCGTTATTAGTCGCGCTTTGTACAGACTTTCACAACTTAGTAGAACCAATTAACGAAGGCAGCCTCGACGATTGGGGGTTCGCTTTTAGGCCCATTAGAGGAGAAACCGAGACGCTTTCAAACCATAGTTCGGCGACTGCGGTAGACCTTAACGCAAACTCTCACCCTCTCGGAAAACGTGAGACTTTTACTTTGGAGCAGGAGACAGTAGTTAGGCAGATCGCCGCTAAATACGGCTGCCGGTGGGGCGGGGACTACAAAAACAGAGCGGACGAAATGCACTTTGAAATTAACCTGACCCCTAAACAGGTTAAAGAGCGTATAACAGCGCTCGGATTGGATAAGGCAAAATGAAAAAACAGTGCGTAGCTATGGCAGGGACTTACGTTAGAGGGCTGCTCTTATTACTAATTACGTTAATGGCCTCAGTAGGTAAGACCCCGCTAGAGTTTAGCGCCGCAGACTGGCACCTAATCGCTAACGGGTTATGGGCGAGCGGGTTACCCGTCCTCATGAGAGCGCTTAATCCTAAAGACGCTAATTACGGGATATCAAAAAAAGAATAGACACGCGTTAGGCGCTAGCTTCTATCCGTCCGAAGCCTGTGCCATACTAAAGGGGCTGGGAGATAACTTCTCAGCCCTGGACTAGGGAGTAAAAATGAAAAGTAATATAGTTTTACAAATGGATATAGAGGATTTTGAGGCTTTATCAAATAGTTATATGGCTTTTGATGAGAGCTGGGACGATCAGATTAAAAACGGTCGTTTTGAAAATATCAAATTAAACCCTGGCTTTAGCGTCATATATTGGTTTGATAATGCAGTTTCTTTAATACTAGCTAAAACTTATTTAAAGTCTATTGGTCAGGATTTCAAAGAGCTTTACGACACTAATTTAGACGGTTACTCAATTATTACTAATTTTGATGTTTCCGAGGTGGCCAATGCTTCCTAATCTCGCTTTTATATTTATGTGCCTAATCTACTCAGCTTTAACTTTTTTAGCTGCCGTGCTAGCCTGGTCAAGAGGCTTTAACGCCGGACGCTCAGAAGGATACGAACGTGGCAGAGCTGTAGCCCGTCATATTGCTAACGGCACAGTAAGCGCCCTCAATGATTACTAAATCAGACCTCAATATCTGGTGCGACTACTGTAAATTGAAGTGGGGCAAGAACTCGGGCGGGTGGCACCCTAAAGCTATGACCGCAGCTAGTGTTACCGTTCACAGCACTAACCCTAAATCAAACGCGAAGAGGCGCCATTACTGTAATGAGTGCGCTTTAGAGGTAACTACCTTCCCTGGCTATCGCTGGGGCTTAGACAGTCAAATAGACAGCGTCGGACTT